TGCAGCGTCACAAGTAAAAACGACTCAAACAGGAACTGGATTAGGAATTTTACAAATAGCTCCATCAGCAACTACTGCAACAATTACTGTAGCAAATTTAGATGCTGGATATACTATCAAAATAAGAAGCGCCTACAGTGCATAAAATGAAAAATGAGCAATTATATAATAAAAATAAAAAACACTTCTGGTGAGGAAGGAACCATTATCCCAGATGTTGGTTTTTCTTATTCTGACAATTTAAACTCAATCAATCAAGCAATTATAAAAATTTCTGGATCTTCCTCAGCTAAAAGAAGTTTAATTGAGATGGGTTCTATTGTAAATATTTATAGAGGAGGAACTCTAGAATTTAAAGGATTAATTGATGCAGTGGATTATTTGGCTGCAGGAGGCATGTCTATTAAAGCTTCTGGTTGGGAGATCTGGTTAGCAAAAGAGAATGGAGATTACGCTAGTTCACCTTGGTCTGCAACAGCAAGTGCAACAATTTTTAGTGCTATTTTAGCAGAATGTTCACAACCAACTGGAGATCCTTTTACTGCAGGAACAGTGAATGCTGGGACAAGTATAGATTTTAGATCAGAATTAACTGAAAGTTTGTGGAACTCTATTTCAAATTTAATATCTAAAACTAGCCAAGATATTGGAATTGATTACATCAACCAAGAAATAGATATTTTAGATCATAAAGGGAGTTCAACAAGTGTTTTAACTTTTAATGCTGGACTTCAAATGGATAATATTAGAATTACTCATTCTTATCCTATTGGAAATGATGTGAGAGTTTATGGTGAAGGAGAAGGAACAACCAGAATTATTTCAAATACTGCAACAGCAGGACAAGATGCAACAAGCAAAAGCAATTATGGAACTATAAGAAAAATTGTGAGAGATCCTAGCATAACAACCCAAGCAGAGGCAAATTTACTGGCAGATGCCTTAGTGGCCATTTATAAGGATCCTGTTAAGATTTATGATTTTGATGTTTTGAATCCTAGTCAGAGTGTTGTAGCTGGAGATGTAATTACTTTAAATGCCACTGCACAAGGCCTTTCTAATGAGGAAGTTCGAGTAGTTGGGATTACAAAAGGAGTTCAAGGAGATAGAGAGATACTTACTTATCAAGTTACAAACAAAGCTTATTCTCAGTCAGTAAAAAAAAGAGATGAAATCTTGGCACAAATAGAAAAAAATAACAGAGACAATCAAACTTATAATCAGTATCAATCTGAATATTCAAATCAAAATTGTGCAACTTGCATAGGAGGATGTGCTTGTTTTACAGATGCTTTGGCTTGTTTATTTGGAAGTTGTTTTACTGGATCGGTTGCTAATCTTTTAAATTTAGGATTAATAGGAAATGGAGTTTGTGGATGTTCAGGAGATTGGATGTATCTTAATTCTAATTTAAGTTTACCAGGGCATGTTCTTCAAGCTTGTGTTTTGAATATTAATGCATCTAGTGCAGATAATTATATTGCGGGGGAATTAATTGTTACTCAAAATGTTTTAGCCAATACAGCCCCCACATTAGGATGCCACTTAACAAATAAAACATATGTAGACACTTGTGTAGGGGGAGGAGCATCTAATATGTGGGCAGATGGGGATAATCCTTATATAATTCCTTGTAATTCTTGCGGACTATGCATGAGTGATGATATAATAGACGGAGCTAGTGCAAATTGTCTTGGAATTGCTTCAAGTCCTGGAGCCTGGAAAGAAGTGCACGCGCTTTGTATTTCTGGGGCAACTAGTGTTTGTTCTCCAATAGTTCATGGATCTACCTTAGTTTGTGGAGGTGATGTCTGCGCAGTGGATGATGTTATTGCAGGAGATGATATTTGTGCAGGTGATTTATTGTTAGGATCTAGATTAAATATTAATGCTTCTTCTGCCTGTACTTTTTATGTTTCTGGGAATGGAATTTATTTAGGGACCTTAGAAATTACTTATGCAGATACAACTTGTACATGCGCAAGCAGAAGAATGGTTTTACCAGTTGGAGTTAATTGTTACTAAAATGACAATAGCAAAATTTAATTGTGCATGGGTAGGTGAAGGAGTAAAAGGAACTAGTGGGTGCATTATGACCCAATGGAAAACAAATGCAAATATGCCCTCCCCTAATCTTTGTGGAGGAGATTGTTATGAATATGGAATGATGTGCCAAAGACCTTATGGAGAAGCAGCATCTTATAATACAGCGTTAAATTGCAGGGGATTCGAAACTTTCCAAGGGGCAGGCCATATAAGATACTGTGTGTGTGGAACAAGTTGTTTAAATGGAACTTATTGTCGATGTTTACAATGGATACATTGTGATGGTTCTGTTATGTGGACAAGTAATTCACAAGAATGTATAAATTTGCCTGCGCCAGGAGTGGGAGATTGGACTTATCATTATCATTTTTATTTTTTACAAATGGGCACAAATTGTTGGGAGATTGATGCAGATGGAGATTATTGTTTAAGGAGTTGTGTTACAAATGTTTCAGGAGATGATTTGAGTATAGCTACAAATTGTTGTTGTGTTACTATTGAAAATGCGCCAGCTGCTCCTTCTACAGGGGCTATTAAAGGAGTAATTTGGGTTGAAGGAGATGATTTACATTTTAGACCAGAACAATCTACAGAAGCATGGGAACATGCAATGCAAGGAACTTGTGAAGGAACTGGAGCTACTGCAGGAGCAATTTGGATAGACACAAACCATTACTTACATTGGGCTAATGCAGGAGGATGTCATTTTATTGCAGATTGGAGGATTTGTCAATTTTGTTCTTGGTTTGGAGGTTCCTCTGGTGCAAACCCAGCACCAGGATCAAGTTATGCAGGATCAATTTGGGCAGATGGAGAGTTTGGTTATTCTCACTTAGCATACATAGGATGCGATGGAAATAAATATATTACAGGGGCAGGGGAATGCCCTTATGTAGCAACATGAAAGCAAAAATTTTAACAAGAGCCCAAGCAATTAAGTTGGGACTTGCAAAAGAGGGCAAACAAGGGAGATCAGGCGGTGGTGGAGGAGGAGGTGGAGCCATTGTTAAAGTTAATTCTGCTGGAAAGGAAACAGTATTAGAATCTTTTAGAGATAATCTAGATGGAACAAAAGAGATCACTTTCATGTCAAAAGAAAGAAGGAAATATTTAAAAGACACAAATGACTATGTAAATTATATAAAAACCTTTGATAAAATAGAAGGTAAAGATATTAAAGAAGAACTAAAATTACTAGAAAAAAAATGAATTATTCCATAGAAATCACTGGGGGAATAGGAAAACATATCATGGCTACAAGTTTTATTAAGTGGCTTAATGAGAAATTTCCTAAATCTAAATTAATTGTTTTTAGTGCTTATCCTGAAATGTTTGAGTACAATCCAAGGATCTGGAGAAATTTGCGATTAGGACAATCTTATTCTTTTGAGGATTATATTAAAGGAACAGATTTTAGGAAGGGGGAACCATACGCACTTTATGATTATTATAAAGAAAAAGATAAAATGCATTTGATGAGGCTTTGGCCTAAGGCTTATGGATTTGGAAAAGAAGATGAGAATCCAGTTGCAGAGATCTATTTAACAAAAGGGGAAGAAATGGATGGCCAGATGTTTTGTAAACAGCATTTTCCTCTTGTGACTTTTCAAGGGTTTGGGGGGTTGCCTCCTGGGATGGCTCCTGGAAAAAACAAAGTTGATTCTTCACAAAGAGATTTGAACTTTCAGATCTCCCAAAAAATAGTAAATATTTTAGTAAGTAATGGATTAAAGGTTTTGCAGATTAGAGGACAATCAGAACCAATAATGCAAAATACAATTCAGTTGAATCTTCCTTTTAGAAATATCTTGCCTATTATGAAACATAGTATTGCCCATGTAGGAATAGATAGTGTAGGAATGCATGGAGCTGCAGTTTTTAAGAAACCAATGCTTATTTTTTGGGGACAAACGCACGTTGACAATTTAGGATATACTTACGAAGGAGTAACAAATTTATGGAGAAAGGGAGGAATGCACTGCAGACCACATATACAATTGGTTGACAATCAAGGAGCATTTCCTTACAAAGATAAATTTGAAGGATTTGAGTTTGATTATTCAGATGGAGAATTACAACAACATTTAAATAAGTTCTTAGGTTCTTTAAAGAAGGAGAAACCAAATGCAAAACAAAATAATTCTAAAAAGGAGAAATAAAAAATGAGTTTTTGGAGTAACTTCCTTGACTGTTTGTTGAAAGCAAAACTGCCTTTATGGGCATATGGATTAGAGTGTGAGATCTGCGGAATGACTTTAATTAGTGAAGAAGCACACTACAAACATGTAAAGAGAAATAGAACTATAAGACAGCATCAAGGAAAAATACCTATTATTAAAAAATAATCAGGAGGTTAAAATGGGAAAAACAAAAAGTCCAAGCATGAAAATAGACTTTACAGGATTGATAAAGGTTGGAAAAGGCGCATTGATTGCTGGTGGAGCAGTGATTTTGACATATCTAGCAGAGAATATTGGATCTGTTGATTTTGGAAAATATACTGCTTTGGTTGTAGGAATAGCTTCTATTGGAATTAATTTCTTACGGAAGTTGCTTGTAAATTATGAGTAGGAGATCTTTAGAAAAGAGACTTGTATATCCACAACCACATAGTATCAAATGTCCACATCCATTTTTTTTATTAAATCCTGCATTAGAGTATCATTTAATTATGAAAGAGCACAGAAGATTAAAATATAGAGCCAAATATCAAAGAAGCAAGAGATCTAGAAGAAATTATAATCACAAAAAGTAGAGTTGGGCCGGGTTTCCTGGGTTTAAAGAATTGGATCCGTCCACTCTCTTACGCAATGTTGTAACTCTCCAATAGTTTAAAAAGATTGTTGCCAAGAAGAAAAGTATTGTTCTACATATCTATTCACAAAACCCCTATATATTTCTATTGATTTTAATCACGCAACAATGTTTAAAAAGGAAGATGAACTCTTTAGATTAAGTAAATGGAGGGTAACATGGATAAAAATTTAGCATGGTTAGTTGCTTTGGTTGTTATATTTGGAGTTATTAACATAATTGGTTTTATGGCAGTATCACCAGATAAAATAGATCAAGAAGCTCTAGCCAATAAAGTTACCGCCCAAGTAATTCAGCAAATACCAGTGCCTGAGAAGCCTCAGGTAATTGATGTTGATGCTCTTGCAGCAACTGTTGCAGGGAAGATCAACATTCCTGAATATGTCCAACCAGAATTTGATTCTAAGTTTGTGGATATATGGGAAAAAGAATACGCTGATGAAATCGAAGAACTCGAAACTGAGGCCTACAACGTTGCAGAAATCGAGCTCGAGAAGAAAGACTATAAAGCTTTGGAGAGATATCTTGAAAGCACTATAGAAAACTTTGATGAGTTAGAGGATGTGGATGTAAAAGACTACAATATTACAATTGTAGACTTAGGTCTTGATGAAGATGAGGATAAGGTTGCTACCATAGAATTTGAATTGAAGGTTAGATACACTCTAGAAGAGGGTGTTGATGATGACTTCAAGAAATATGTGTATGCTACAGCAACAGTAGTTTTCGATGAGGGCGACTATACAGATGAAGATGTAGAGCTAGTCTTTGCGTAATTCATCAAAATTCTTTTTTATTTTTTTATTTTATTTAGAAAATGGATCCTCTTAAAGAATACCTAAGAGATTTGGCAGGCCGAGAAGAGGCTTGGAAAAAATTCAGAGAGAAAGCTTGTGATCTCCAAGAAATGATGACAACTTATTGTAAAGATTATGATTCTGAGAGATGCCCTGGAACTTGTGATTATGCTCAGAAGAGAAAAGACATGTGTGCATAATTTTATAAAGAATTAATGGCTTTAAATAAAGAGGGAAATTTCTTTTACTGGCGTGAAAGTATTCCATTCCCTCTCTTTTTTTATAACTTTTTAGTGGCAATGCAATATTTCTAAAATAGGCAACTTTTAAAAAGAGAGGTTGAGTAGTCATGTTCTATGGAAAATATTCACGCCTCTAACCGAAGAAGCATTGAGCAGAAGGTTATGCGATAAAAAATACAGTAGGTGAAACTGTCGGTGAACAACTAATGCCTCACAAGGGCTAATATAGGTCTGATTGCCTGGGTCTAACAGACTAAGCAAGGGGCCTGTAGTTAGGTTTATCGTTAGTAGATGGCTAGGCATATCGGTTGCCAGGTTGAAAATTCCCCTCCAAAAAGGAGAAATAATAAATACTGCCTTGATTTTTTTGCTGGCTTAAAGTGCAACCAGAGGAACCTACGGTTCAGTACCAAATGCGTTGCACAAACAACACACAACACAATTCACCCAATACAAGCCATTAATTAAATGTCAGGAGGGGAAAAATGACCGGGATAATACAAAAAGAGATAATAAGAATAGGCAAAGAAAAAGGTTTTGTAGAAATAGATGATCTTAAAAGATTTTACTCAAAGAATATTGCAATAGAGATGAACAAATTAGTAATTAGAGGATTTTTTGAGCAAGGAATTGATGATGGAGTTAAGATCAAATGGAAATACAAAGCATAAATTAATAAGAAAGAGGGCCTTTTAATAAAGATGGTATGGAAAAACATAAAGAATCCAACAGAGGAAGAAGCAGAATATATTTCTAAAAGGGCTGTTAAAAAAAAGTTTATTCCAATGTTTTCTAGGGCCCACACCAGAAAAGGCAAAGAATTAAACCAATCTAAAAATTGTAAAATTACAGTGGAGAAACCATTAACAACATCACAAAGTAAGGGATATAATCAAATTCTAGACGAGCAAAGGTTTGAAGATGATCCAAAATCCAAATCTTATAAAAGTAGGTACTGCTGTAACTTATTAATGGTGTTGTGGCTCTTGTGGAAAAGACAAGATTTATAAAGCGATTATACGTGTATATTTTAGGAGGATTCAAAAAATGAAACAAGAAATAACAAACGAAATTAAGGAAGCACTTAAAGAGTTTTTCTGGACTGACGAAAACGGAAAAACTAAAGTGAGCCTTGGAAACTGCCGATTGGATTTTAAGAAGGATTATTACTTTGAGAGATTCACAAAAAAAGGAGTTAGACTTTACTGGATCAACGGAACAGACAAGATTCCAGTGATAGGACATGTAGAGAAAAGCGAAACCTATAGAGATTTTGCCTTTTATACAGAAGGTTGGTCTTACATAGAGCATTTTAAATTACAAGGAGGTAAAAATTAAAATGGAAATTGAAAAAGCAGAAGAAATTACTGAGGAATTTTTTAAAAGAAGATTCCCGGAAAAGGACATTGGGTTTGAAAAGAAATGTGGTTATTTCTATGAATGGATGACAAGATTTAAATCAGGAAACCCAGAAAACCACATGGACTCAGAATCTCTGAGAGTGTGGGAAGAGATGAAAGGAGGTTTAAAAAATGAAAATTAGAAACTTTTTAAGAAGGATCTTCGGAAGAAGATACATCGACATAAGTCGATACAACAAATTAAAAAAGAGAGGCATAATTTGCCTCTTTTAATTTTTTTACAATGGAAGAACTCAAAACGTTAAAGGATATTAGGGTTGTAGCTAATTCAATTAGAACAGAAGTTTATAATAGAGTTCCAGAGATTGGAGAGATTCCAATTACAAAGGAGGAATTAAATGGCTAAGAAATTTGAATATTGTGAGTATTGCGATCAGAAAATAATGGTTTATAGGAGAGGCCTAAGGAAAGGTCTTATTCTAGGATTAATACAATTATGGAAAGTGGGTCCCAGTAAAATAGCAGATCTAGATTTAACTTTTGGAATTACTGCTGATCTCCCTAAGCTTAGATTCTGGGGGTTAATTCATAGGTATGGAGAAGAAAAGAGATCCAATGTTATATGGCAAATCACTGAAAAAGGAAAAGACTTCTTGACAGGTTTAATTGAAATCCCTAAATATGCTTTTATTTACAATAATCAATTACAGAAATTTAGTGAGGAAAAAATCAAATTAATAGATGTTCATCATGAAAAAATAAATTTTGAGACTGTGCTTGAAGATGCAGAGATGTACAGTGATTTTATAAGACGTAAAAGGAGGTTAGAAAATGTGGGGAAAATGCAAGAAATGCAAGAAGATCAGACTACTGACCAAGCACTCGGAGATAGGGGGACACAGACCACCATTCAAAAGGATGTGCCGGGAGTGTCATGATAAAGAACATGATATCAGACCAAATAAAACAAGGAGACAATTAAGAAAATGTCAAAAATACCAACCAGGAACAAAAAGAATGCACAAAAAAAACCATTGATGGAACCATGTCATAGCAAATTAGGACAATTAATTGAAATGGAGAAAGCAAAAATAAATTCTGTGCAAAGGATCAAACCAATAATAATTGATCCTAAGATATTAAAATTAGCAAGAGCAAAAGTAGATGTTGTCTATGATCATATTAATGATGCAATAAGGCATTGTGGATGGGAAAGGGCACGTAAATCTGAAATAGTAATTAAGGCTTTAATGGATGTTGGAATAGATCCAGAGAAATGTTTTTTTGATCAAAAAGATAACTTGATAATCCCATTTACTCAAATAGATACTACAAAAGAAAATCTCAAATATTTTAGGAAATGTTATATGAAGGTGGCATTTACTAAATGGGAAAGAATTAAATTGTTTTTTAAGAGAAATGTATTATGAAAATAAACTTTTATGTATTGTATACATTAGCGGCTTTACTTGTAGTCCTTGTTTTGTTTGTGATATTGAAGGTGTTTTTTTAAAATGGTAAAAACTAAATGTGAAGTGTACAGCAGAATTGTAGGATATCTAAGGCCCATTGAAAATTGGAATGAGGGAAAAAAAGCAGAGTGGAAGGATCGTGTGATGTTTGATGTTAAAGATAAAAAAACAGGAGGTGAAAAATGATACATTGGATTTTAGCTGGTTTGAACTTGATCTTGATCTATTTGATCATTAGGTATTTTATTGAAGAAGAAGATCACATGATTGAGACTATGGAACCTTTAGATAGAAGATGGGGCCACAGAAATTACTGGTTTAGGAAGTTTAGAGAATGAAAGCAACATTTAAAAAGCGATTATACGTGTATATTTTAGGAGGATTCGATGAAAAGAAAAAAATTTAAAGAAAGATATGATTTCATTTGTGCAAAATGTGGAGAAGAGATGTGGATTGCACCTTCTATGATGATGACACAGTTCGGATTAAATCAAGGTCACGGATCATGTTTAAAATGTAAAACCTTTCTACACTTAGAAATTACTCCAGATATTTACGGAGAAGAGATGATCTCCCAGATATGGGATGAGTGGTTAAAAGATCATAATCAGCAGGAAAGCAAAAAACGAAGTGAGGGTTCTAGACCTGAACGGATGCAACCTGCTGCAATTAATAATCCTTGTACAAGGACCTGCAGGGGAGGGGTGGATTCTAAATTGAATCCTCCTAACCCCTCTAAATTAAATCAAAATGGAGGTAAAAAATAAAATGGAAACAACAATAGTCAAGATTGAAGGAAACAAGATCGAGGTAGTTGAGAACAATGAGATCAAAGGATATGAACTCGAAGAGTGGGTTAAGCCAGAATTTGTTAAGGTTGGAGCTGCAGAACTTACAATAAAAGATGGAAAGGTTGCTTTTTGCTCAATGAAAAAAGCAGAGAAACCAGCAGAAAAGAAAACAGAAACAAAAAAACAAAGTGGAAAGTGGGAAGATGATATGGTGACTTTTGAAGATCTATTAACAAAAGCACATGAATTGAAAAAGAATTTTTCAATAAGCACCGAGATGCTAGCAGTAGATCTAGAGAAAAAGTATGCTTTGTTTAAAGCAGTAGTATCAGTTCATGCAGATGGATATAGTGAACATTTTGAAGGACACGGCGATGCAACAATTGAGAATGTTACTGGAGAATTTATTAAGCCACACTTTATAAGAATGGCTGAGACTCGAGCAATAGTTAGAGCCCTTAGATGGTACACAAACAACAGTTGTGCTGAAGAGGAAAAGTAATTTATTTTTTATTTTTAGATTTTAGTGAGGGCCTAGCCCAAGAGCAAGAAAATAAATACAATGGAGAAAAAAAATGGAAGAATTAAAACTTGAAGATGAAGAAGGAATGAGCATAAGCTTAGAAATTCAAAAAGATGATTCCTTCAAAGGAAAATCTATAAAAATAAGTATTATCCCAAGTTATGCATCTTATTTTATGTTTGAGTTAGCAGAGAAAGATGCGATTAAATTTTTTGAGTTAGTTAAAGAACTTGAAAAAGGGTTCAAGGGGATATAATGGAAAACAAAACAGTGGAACAATTGAAAAAAGAAATCAGAGAAGCAGAGGTTGTTAATAAAGCAAAAGAGCAAGAGAAAAAGATACAAAATGAACGGAAATGATTTGATTGAGTTTGAAGAAAAGTATCCAGAACTTCAAATGAAGTTTTTAGAGAGTATTGGGTTACTCAATGCTCCAGAAGTTTTACAAGTAAAAAAATTAGAATCCCAAGAATACTGGGATTTTGTCGAGGAGGAATACAATGATAATGATAGAAGAACCTAAGAAAGGAATAGTATTTTGTGGATTATGGCTAACAAAAAAAGAGTTTCAAATGATGGTAACTGCACTTAGAGAACAACCTGCTGTGGCCTTGATAGGAACAATATTAAAAAAAGCATATAAAAGGGGGGATTTTAAAAGAAGATGAAATTAGAAATATGCTTGATAGTGATTTTGTTATTACTGTGTTCCAGTATAACTCTTTTAATTAAAGATCAGCAATTAGCAAAAGAAGATATTGAGGCAGAACAAATAGAATTTAAATTTAATGAGAGATGGGAACACAAAAAAGCTTTTTATGACCTAGTTGAAGGGATTGGAACTCAGGTTGCTAATGAGACAGAATGGGAGTTGCATGTTTATGATTGCACAGATTTTAGTAGAGAATTAGCAAAGAGATTGAGAGCAGAAGGTTTGGATGCTTACTGTGTCTTTGGAAGATGGGAGATCCCAGATTATAAAAAACATACTTGGGTTGAGATTGATATGGGGGATTTCTTTGTTGAGGTTGAAGCCACAAGTGGTTATATAATTTCAGATTATTATTTTAAGAATTATACAATTAAATCCAAAGGGAGATGTTTATGAAACAGTGTCCTAATTGCAAACACAAATTATATCCTAAAGAAGGCGGAGGGTTTTATTGTAAGCATTGCACTTATGTAAATAATCCAAATTATTTAAAAAATGGTACAAATAGGAAAGGATTGTAAAAGAAGGAATTTAAGTCTTTCGTGGGGAGAGCAACAAAAAGAAAAAAAAGAACAGAAAACATTAGATAATTGGGATGAGGAAGAGGAATGATAATCGGAAAAAACAAAGAAACAAAACAAGATGTAAATATTAATCTTTCTAAACTTGTTTCTACAAGATTGTTAATTCAGGCTAATTCTGGTGGGGGAAAGTCTTGGTTAATAAGAAGATTATTAGAACAATCACATGGGAGGATTCAGCAAATAGTTTTAGATTTAGAAGGAGAATTTGCAACTCTTAGAGAAAAGTTTGATTATCTCCTAGTAGGAAAAGGTGGAGAGATCCCTGCAAAGATTCAGACAGCAGAACTCCTAGCTAGAAAGTTATTAAAATTAAATGTTTCAACAATTATTGATTTATCAGAATTACAAAAACATGAAAGAATTTTATTTGTAAAGAGGTTTTTAGATAGTTTAGTTAATGCTCCTAGGGAATTATGGCATACGTGTTTGATTATAGTTGATGAGGCCCACCAATTTTGTCCAGAGAAATCAAAATCAGAATCATCTAGTTCTGTTATTGATTTACAAACAAGGGGAAGAAAAAGAGGGTTCTGTGGAGTCCTAGCAACCCAAAGGATCTCTAAATTACATAAAGATGCTGCAGCAGAATGCAATAATGTTTTAGTAGGAAGAACCGTTTTAGATATTGATAGAAAAAGGGCTAGTGATGATCTACAATTTACTACTAAAGAACAATCAAATAATTTAAAGAAATTAGATGATGGAGAGTTTTTTGCTTATGGGCCTGCAATTTCTAAAGATGATGTCCTAAGGTTAAAAGTTGGAGATGTAAAAACAACCCATCCAGAACCAGGGAAAAATATTCTAAAGGCTTCTGAAACCCCAGATAATATTAAGAAGCTTTTGAAGGATGTTATTGATCTCCCTAAAGAAGCAGAAGAAGAATTAAAGACTAAAAAGGATTTTCAAAATAAAATCTTAGAATTAAAGAGAGAATTAAGAATGGCTAAGTCTGTACAACCTAAGCCTGTTATTGATGAGAGGACCCTACAGAGAGCCAAGGATCAAGGATATAAAGAAGCTGAGAGAGAATATGTTAATAGCCTAAAAAAGGATAAATTAGCCTTAGATAGGTTTAAGAAAGGAGTACAGCAAATAGCAGTAAATTGTAGTAAATTACTACAAGTGGAAGGCCCTACTTTTCCTGTTAAAAGTAATGTACCTGACAAAGTAAAAGCACCTTACATTCCACAGATGCCTTTAAATAGAGATAAAGAAAGAGCAATTTTACATAAAAAAGTCATGGAAGAGGACAACGTGGACAATGAGATGGACTTAGGAATTTGTGCAAAGAAGATTTACTCATTTCTTTATAATAATCCAGACAGAGAATTTACAAAATCTCAACTAGGAGCTGTTACAGGTTATTCTCAAAAGTCAGGGGGATTCAATAACTCTTTATATAAATTAAATTCATTAGGGCTAATTCATAGAAAAGGAAATTTAATCAAAGTAAATCAGATTAATCCAGAGTTGATTGTAGAGTATGACTTTTCAAAAGAGCAAATGATTCACAAATTGCCTGTATGTCCTAGAAAGATTTATGAGCTTTTATTACAAAATCCTTATGAAGAATATTCTAAAGAAGAAATAGCAGAGCAAACAGGATATTCCTCAGGCAGTGGAGGATTCAATAATGCTCTTTACAAGCTCAATACATTAGGACTAATTGAAAGAGTAAATAATACAATTAAATTAAATCCAGAGTTATTAGAATTATGAGAATTTTTAAAGAGGCATTTAAATTAATTAAAGAAAAGAAAGTAAAAACAGAAATTAATACTAGAGATAGTTTTAATTATGAAATAACTGGAAAAACAGATAAATATATTTTTAGAATTTATAAGAAAGTTGCAGCTTGGTTTTCTCAATGCGGATGCCATGTTGGAGTTTCAAACACACCAACAGGATTATGCAAGCATACTATAGCAGGGATAGTAACAAAGTTCTTAGAAGTTAATAATCTAAATTTAAAATCAGGAGGTAAAAATGATAACAAGAAAAGAATTTGAATCTGGAACTTTTAAGAAAAGAGTGTTTTCAAGAAGAGAAGAACATCCAATTGCTAAGTTTTTGAGAACCAAAAAAGGCAAAGCCATGAAAGTAAAAGAGATCTCTAGAGGTGTTAGGATGAATCAGAATACAGTCAGAAGCATGCTGGCTAGACTCATTAAAGACGGCTTAGTGATCCACAAAGTTCCTTATTTCATGTGGAAAAAGAAATAGAAACATTTTTACTTTTTGTTTTTTTATTTTATGGAGTGAGATAGCTAGCAACTTTTAAAAGGGAGGATAACTTAAAGAATATATGACCTTTTATGCTAAATTTTGTATTGATTGTGGAAAAGAAAAAGAGAGAAAAGAAGGAGTTTGTTGTAATGGATGTTTAAAAAAACGAAAAAAAGAGACAATGAAAAGATACAAAAAAAACAATCCAGAGAGAATTAAAGCAATTAGAAAAAATTATGTCAAAAGGCATCCTAAAAAATGTATTGATTGTGGAATAGAGATTAATATGGAATCAACTAGATGCCGTAATTGTTCTGGGAAAAATAGATTTAAGAAAAGAATTATAAAAGATAAAAGTGGATATCTTAAAATTTTTACACCAAAACATCCTTTCGCAGATGAGAAAGGATATGTGTGGGAGCATAGATTAGTTGTTGAAAAAAAGATTGGGAGAATTTTAACAAAAGATGAGGTAGTCCATCACATCGATACAAAAAAAGGGAATAACAATATAAAAAATCTTATGCTTTTTCCAACACATAAAGAGCATATGAAATTCCATACAAAAATAGTCCAATTTGGATATACTGGGCCTGTTTTAAAGCAGATAGAAAATAGATGGAGGAAATGTTAAGATGCTTTGTAAAGAGTGTCACAAAAATTATGCAGAAGAATGGTAAAATTTAAATGTAAAGAAAATTGTGGGGAATGTTGTGGGATTGTTCCAATACCTACAAAAATATGGAATAAAAATAAGGATAAGATTTATAGGTTTGTGGAACACATACATGGATCGGAAGTTTTTATCCTTCCAGTAACAGAGGATTTAAAATGTTGTTTTTTAAATATGGAAAACAAGTGTACGATTTACAACGATCGGCCAGAGGTTTGTAGGAGGTATGGGCAATGTGACGAAATTCCATGCCCTTATTTAAAGAAAAATGGAAATCCCTGGAGTGAAGCTAAAGCTAAACAGATAAGGAAAAAAATAAATAAAGACGTTGATATGGCTATAAAAATTACAGGACAGAATAGAATATGAAAGATAAATTTATTTTAGATGCATGTTGTGGGGGGAGAATGTTTTGGTTTGATAAGAATCATAAAAACACTCTTTATGTAGATCATAGAGAATTAAAGAAAGGATCTCTTAAAAAAACTCCTAACTTTGAAGTAAAGCCAGATAAAATAATGGATTTTAGAAAATTAGATCTTCCAGATAACTCTTTTAAATTGGTTGTTTTCGATCCTCCACATTTAAAATCACTAGAACAAAATTCTTGGATAGCTGCAAAATATGGCACGCTAAATCCAGAAACATGGAGAGAAGATATTTTGAAAGGATTTAATGAATGTTACAGAGTCTTAGAAGATTATGGAGTTTTAATTTTTAAGTGGAGCAAATCAAATGATAATAGAAAAAAGAGAGATGTCTCAATAGCGGGGATCTTGAAGCTTTTACCTGTCAGGCCTTTATTCGGCCATCCATCAGGAAGCAAAATAAATACTATTTGGATGTGTTTTATGAAAATTCCAGGAGGCAAAAATGGATAAAAAAACAATGGGAAAAAAGTCTAGGCAAGCAGGAGCTCGTTTTGAATTGAAAGTTAGAGAAGATCTTGAAAAGCAAGGATTTATAGTTGCAAAGTGGTCAAATAATGTTGAGTTTCATAATGATGAAGGGCCACATGATCTTCCATTTACAAAAGGCAAGCTAGTGAAAGTCAAGAATAAGTTTTTAGGCCCAGGTAGACCAATGATGTTAGGTGCAGGATTTCCAGATTTTATTGCATTTTTTAAAATTTATGCAGAGGATGATGATGGAAAATGTTTAGCATATATGCCTTGTTATGAAATTATGGGGGTAGAATCAAAGATGCGAGGAATTTTAGATAAGGCTGAGAAACAGAAATGTAAGTGGTTGCTTGATAATAATATCTTTAGTAAAATTGTGATTGCGCATAAGGGAGAAAAGCGTGGAGAGATAAGTTATAAAGAATTTAATACTTAATTAAATAATGGAGGTTGAACAAATGACAGATGAAGATCCAAAACCAGAAGAGCCTGAAAAACCTGAAGAACCTGAAAAAGAAAAACAAGAATAATAATGGAAGAAGATCTTGCTTGTGTGGTTTTAATGGCAAAATGACTGCCTTGTAATCAGCCAGGGGAGATTTCGGATTTACCTGGTGGCTAGCCAACTCACAAAAGTGAGATCTTGCTATCCGACGAGAGAGCAGTGGATCCAGGTTCGAATCCTGGCACAAGCTTCGCCTAACATTGCAGGGCAGAAGTGTCCGAGTTCGTATTTCAAGAGCGAACAAAAAGAGAAAGAGATTGGCGAGAGGTTGAAATGCCTTTAAAAAGTCTCTTCTCTTAACTAAAGCAATGTAGAATAATGGTAGTTCGGGAGCCTCATGAGAATTAGCTTTTGCCGAGTTTTATTCTGAAAAAGCTTCAAGCCATGGTTCGATTCCATGCATTGCTATTTTTCTAAAAACCCAAAGATTTAAATATAATCTTATAATTATAATCATATATTGGGGTAAAAAAGGTGAGTTCAAAAAAAGAGTTAAAACGTAAAAATGTTTACTTTGAGACATTTCAACGTGTAGAGAAATTTTTGAAGGAGCAAAAAGAGCCTTTATTTAAAGCTGATCTAGTAAGAAAACTTGGAGTTGATTTAAATTCATTAAAATTGATTCTTGAAAAGCTTCCAGTTAAAATAGATAAAGAAGGGAGGATCAAACTATGCTCGAAATAATAAACCAAAAGTATATGCAGTTTCTTTTTGAAATTTCAAAGAAGCCAAAAAATATTTCTGAATTAGCAAAAAAAGGAGATCTAACTTTAAGTGTAGCATCTACCTTAATTTCTAGATGGGCCAGAGAAGGAGTTGTTTTAAAAGAGAAATCAGAGGGAGGACGTGGAAAAGAAATAATCATATTTTTAACAGAGTATGGGGAAGCCCAAGTAAAATTATTAAAACAGTTAAATAAGAATTATCAAAAAAAATGTCAAGGGGAGTTTATCTCTTCCAAAGATAAAGCAGAAAAGGAGGGAGAAAATGGCAAGTGAACAAAAAGAAGAAGCATCAAAATTAACTTATGATGATCGTAGAAAAGAATTGATTCAGGAGAAATCTCAGATCACAGAAAATAAGACAGATCCAGTTCCAGATATAGAAGGTAAAGTTGATGAACCAAAAGTCCTTTCAGTTGCAGAGCATAAATTAAAGGTTGTTTATTCAGAGGAAGGAATTAGATTGGCTCATAAGAATCTTTCAAAGCAGAGAACAGGAATGGAGAAGCGTATAGCAGATCTAAAAGAGAAAGTTGAAGCGATTAAAGAACTTTCACCTGAATTGAAAGAATTAAAAGAGAATCTAGAGAAGATTGGAAAATATGCTCAGACAGAAAAGTTAAAACTTGAATATGAAGATTTACAAGAAGAGCTTAAAAAAGTGAAGAAAGAGCATGAAGAATTAAAGAATACGATTGGAAGTAGGTTAAAGCTTTAAAATTAATTTATTTTTTTATTTTATTATTTGTTTGAAATCGAGGAAAAAACTATGGAAATAAAAGTAGAAAAAAAAGGACCTGATCTCTTCAATCTGTATTTAGATGGAGATTACATAAGAACTTGTATTGACAGAGAAGGAGTCCTAGACGAATTAACTAAAAGGGTGAAAGAATTATGAGTAAAAATTATTTTAAAAAAGTTAGAGAAGAAAAAGAAAGGTTAGATGTCCAGGACATGGATGATTTTATTGAAGATATGGAGGAAGATGATGAAGATTGAACAAATACCCATAGAAGAGATAAAACCCTATAAGAATAATCCTCGGCAAAATAGGAGAGCAGTTGAGATTGTTGCAAAATCGATTAAAGAGTTTGGATTCAAAAACCCAATAATTTTAGATAAAAATAACGAAATAATCGCAGGCCACACAAGATTAAAGGCAGCAGAAAAATTAGAAATGAAAGAGGTCCCGGTAATTAGAGTGGATGATTTAACCCCGGACCAAGTAAAAGCTTTTAGGATAGCAGATAATAAAACCTCTGAGTATGCTACATGGGACGATCCTTTATTGAAAGAAGAGCTAATTGCCCTCCAAAACGCTGATTTTAAACTAGATTTAACCGGATTTAGCTTTAAAGAGTTAGGAAATATCCTTGAAAAAGAAATTGTTGAGGACACAATAGAAGTAAATGCTTATGAAAGGGCAAAATCCAAAACAAAGATAAAAAAGGGAGAATTATATGAATTGGGAGATCATCGACTAATGTGTGGGGATAGTACAATAAAAGAGGACGTTGCCCGTTTAATGGGGCAAAATAAGGCAGATATGGTGTTTACTGATCCTCCTTATAATGTGGATTTTCAAGGTTCAGTAGATTCAGATGGAAGAAAAAGTGCAAATAGTTCTTTTGAAGATATTAAAAACGATAAAATGTCTGAAGAAGAATGGAATGAATTTTTAAAGGCTTTTCTATCTAATCAGATGGAATATTGCAATGGGGTTCAATATATCTGCATGTCTTGTAAAGAATTGCATAATTTAACAAAAATGTTCATCCAAATGGGGGGACATTGGTCTAATTATATAATCTGGTTAAAAAATAATTTTACCTTATCTCGTAAGGATTACAATAGCAAATATGAGCCATTAATGTATGGGTGGAGAAAAGATATTAAACATTATTATTGTGGGGATAATTCTCAAACAGATGTATGGGATATTGATAGAACCAATAAAAACAATTTGCACCCCACAATGAAGCCCATAGAATTATGCGCAAAGGCAATAAATAATAGTTCACAAAAGGAAATGATTGTAATGGATCTTTTTGGAGGATCCGGAAGCACACTCATTGCATGCGAACAATTAAACAGAAAATGCTTTATGATGGAGTTAGATCCAGTTTATTGCCAAGTAATTATCAATAGATGGGAAAAATTCACTGGAAAAACAGCAAAAAAACTCTAAAATGGAACAAAATACAACAAAATTAACAATAACGCAGAAATATACAAACTTTATTGAATCTTACATAGACAACGGAGGAAATATTTCTAGGGCCTGTGAAGAAGTAGGAATTAATAGAACAACTTTTTACAGATGGTTAAAACGTCCAAAGTTTAAAATTATGTTTGATGATGCCTTAGAGAAGCATAACGATCTTATTTTCCAGAGGATACTTAAAATGGCTTTGGACTCCGATAAAGATATGCTTAAATTCTGGGCAAGGACTCAAATGAAACACAGGGGTTTTTCTGAAAAGCAAGAGATTGAATTATCTGGAAAAGTAGATATTCCTGTATGGACTAAAGAAGAAAAAGAGGCGGAGTTGAAAAGACTCTTTGGATAATGAAAGTAACTAAGGCCCAAGTAGAAGAAATCTTTAATAAAGTTAAGGATGAAACCAAACAAAAAGAATATTTGAAGATGGTTTTTTCTTTCAAGGAGAATATTGAGGTGTTTAGCCAGATCGTTTTCCCGGAAACCATAACCAATAAGATCCCAGACTTTCACCAAGAGATTTATGAGTTACTTTTTAGAGATGGAAATGACGCCCTTGCAGCGCCCAGAGGGCATGCAAAGACATCTCTTACAGGAATAGTTTTCTTGATCTTTTGTATTGTAAATAATTTAGAGAAGTATATTGTTTATATTTCTCAAAATCATTCTAAGACTGTGCAGTTTATTGAGCCTATTCGATATGAATTTAAGAATAATAAAATGTTGAGGTTTATTTATGGAGATCTAACACCACGTCCAGGAAGAGATGATGATGGAAGAGACAGAGAAGATTGTTTTGATGTTGGAGAATGTAGGGTTGAAGCAGCATCTTTTGAAAAAAATATTAGAGGTTTTAAATATAGAAACATTAGGCCTACTTTAATAATTGGAGATGATATAGAATCTGATGAGAGAGTTTTAAATCCTGAATTAAGAGAGAAAGATCGAATGAAGCTAAACAAAGTAATTATTCCTTCTTTAGATATTAAAGGAAGATTCAAGATGATTGGAACTCTTTTACATTTAGATTCTCTTTTATATAACAAAGTAAAGCTCTACAAAGGACAAATATTCAAAGCATGTGATGCAGACTTAAAGAATATCTTGTGGCCTGATAGATTTACTAAAGAGATCCTAAAAAAGATTAAATATGATATAGGCTCTGTAGCCTTTCAACAGGAGTATCTAAATGATCCAGTAGACAGTGCAAGTTCAATAATTAAAAGAGAATGGATAGAACAATGTTTTAGGGCAGATTTATCCTCTGAGGAGATTTATGAAATAGAGTTTAGTATGAAAACTATGGGAGCGGACTTTGCCTTTTCAGATAGGATCTCTGCAGATGAATCAGCTTACGCTGGCTTAGGATTAAAAGATAATTTTTATTATTTATTGCATTGTCAAAAAGACAAAGGGCTGTCTGTAAATGAGCAAATGATGATCTTAAAGAATGAGTTATTTCCAAGGTATAAATATGATAGAATGGGCTTGGAAGAAAACTCAATTAAAGCAATTAGTAAAGATATTCAACAATGGAATTTGCCTATAACCTTATTTTGGACTGCTGCATCAGACCCTGCAACACAAAAGAGGGTTCGTGACTGGACAGATAAGCGTCATACCGTTGGTAAAATTAATTTAATTATGAGGTTGGGAACTGCATTTGAAAATAAGAGATTTATAATTCCTTATAAAACAGAGAGGGATAAACAAACTGCACAGAAAATTTTAGCAGAGTGCATGTCTTATGCCTTATCTGATGGAAAATTAGTGGAGGCAGGAGTGCATCCAGACATCCCAATTGCCTTAGGATATGCTTTAGAATTGATGAGTATAAACGAATCCGCTTGGGCTTTTGCTTGATAAATTAGACAAAAACATTTATAAAATTAGGATAACTTAAATAAACATCATCATACCTCGCTTTCATGTTCATGGCAAGAACTTTTAAGAATTTTTTCGGACTCTTAGGAGAAACTAAAGCAGAGGGAACTTCGCCAGTAACGGCGTTTGAAGAGACTAGAGAGGGCCAACCCAAAGCTTATATTCCTAATTTTTTCTATAAGCCTCCTTTTGGTTATCCAAGATATAAAGATCTAAGTTATTTTAGGCAACTTGCTGCATCTATTTATGTTGATATGTGTGAGACTGCAATTATTGATGAAGTGTGTGCTGTTGATTGGGGGATCGTTGCAGAAGATGAAGATGGAAATGAGCTAGTAGGGAAAGAAAAAGAGATTGAGATTGTTAGAAGTTTTTTTAATAATCCAAATACAAATCCTGAGAGTTGGGAAATGATCGTACGAATGATGTTGCCTGATTTGTTAGAAATTAATTCTGGAATAATGGTTAAAGTTTTTAATATGTTTGGCCAGATGGTTGAGATTGTTTCTAGAGATGGAATGGCCTTTACAAAGAATCCAGATGTTTATGGGATGTACACTAATAGAGCAGAATTAATTATGATTAAAGATATTGCGGAAGAAGGTTCAGAAGGGATGCAAAGTGTTTATCCAGCTATTCAAGGATATTTAACAGAGGGCCAAGCAAGAGATGATGGGGCTTATTTTCAATATGGATTTAATACAGGAGCTCGTCCTGTTCCTTTTGGAAAGAGAGAAATAGTTTGGTTTGAAAAGAAATTAAGAACAGATGATCTTTATGGGAGATCTGCTATGGAAGTTTTAGCAAAGACAGTTCAGACATTAGTTTATGCAGTAGAACACAATCTAGAATATTTTTCTGATAATTCAATTCCTCCAGGGGTTTTAGGATTAGAAGGAATGAGCACACCTGATATGAAAGCATTTGCTCAGCAATGGATAGAATCACAAAAGAAATCAGATGATCTTGGCAATTGGAAAAAGGTCTTTCATAAATTGGCTATGGTTAATAAGATGCCTAAATTTGAGAGAATGGGTTTTACTAATGCAGAACTTGAATTAATAGAATCTCAAAAGTGGTGGAGTAAAATGGTTTGGGCTGCATTTGGTATAACGGCAACAGAGCTTGGTTTTGTTGAGGATGCCAAAGGATCTGCAAATCAAATTGTTCAAAGTTCAATTGCTAAAAAAAGAATTATTTATCCCATTTTAAGATTAATTGAATATTATGTAAACACACAAATTATTCCTGAGTTTGGTTTTGAGGGAATCAAATATAAATATAAGATCTTCGATGTTGATGAGGAAACAAAGAAGTGGGGATTATATAAATTACAAACAGAAGCAGGATTAAGATCAGTTAATGAAGTTAGAAGCACAGAAGGTCTAGACGATGTTGAGTGGGGAGATGAGGCCCCTAATAAGTGGAATGCAAATCAAGGGATGAATGTTAATATGAATGATCCAAGGGCCCAAGAGTATGATAGAATGAATAATCAGAATCAGCAAGAGAGAGATAGGCAATTAAACAAACCAAAGAAACCTGTTGTTAGTGATGGAAAGCCAAAGAAAGAAGAAAAAGCTTTAGACACAAATACTCCTTTAACCTTACGACCTGGGGAAGAGATGGGTGATAAAAAATTAAAAAAAGAGATCATAGATCTTCTTAATAAAAACAAGAAGAAAATAATTGAGGTCCTAGAAACCCAAAAAGCAGATGACCAATTAATAAAAATAAAAGGCATTGATGATATCCCAAAAATGATTAAAAAAATATTTGAGTTATTTTCTTTAAAGGAAATAAGTGATAAAATAATTCGATCTCAATTTAGTAGTGGATGGGATGAATCAGAGAAAAGGATTGATCAAAACGTTCCTTTTAATGAAAAGGCCTTACAATTCTTGCAGGATCATACTTTTGATAATATAAAAGGTATGACAGAAGAGATCTCTAATGATTTAAAAGCAGAGTTAGAAAGAGGAATTATAAATGGAGAGGGAATTACAAAGCTTAAAGAGAGAGTTAGTAATGTTTTTAATGTTGGAGAGAATCGTGCAGAAATGATTGCCAGGACAGAGACAAATCGGGCAGAAAACAATGGGAAATTACTGGCTATGAAAGGATCTGGTTTAGATTATGATAAGAAATGGGTGTCAACTGAGGATGATAGAACATCAGATTTATGTAAACATTTAGATGGGCAAATAGTTGGACTTGATGAAAATTTTCATTATGGAAAATGGTCTGGACAGGCCCCTCCTGCGCATGTTGATTGTAGAAGCACTATTGTTTTTATCAAAAAAGAGGAATAATTATAAGCGTATATTTCTGTATTTTTGAAAGTAGATTTATAACTATTTTTGAGTTAGAACTTATATGAATCAAGAAGCTAGTTTTACATTTACAACTCCTTTGAATGTTAATATAGTTGAAATCAAAGGGGAAGAGCACCTTTTTGTTGAAGGAGATATTTCTACAAACGATATTGATCTAGTAAATGATATCATGACTAAGCATTGTCAGGAATCTATGCAAAGACAAATTCTTGAAAGAAACATGAAATTAGATTTAGAACATGAAGCTTTTAAGGGAGATACTCATGAAGAAAAAGAAATTAATAAAACAAAGATTCCTGCGGGAAAATTAGTTGATGCAGTTGTAAAAGACCTAGGGAAAGAGAGGTATTCTACAAGGGTAAAAGGGGAGATTAACAGACACAATCCTAATTATGCAAGGATTAAAGGAAATCTTTTGGAGAGATATTTAGATGCTTTTTCTGTTGCATTCTTGCCAGTGGATATTACTTATGAAAAGAAAGAGGGAAAGAACCTTAGGCTTTTGAATGATGTTATTTTATTGAATATTGCTTTGACAGGAAATCCATGTAATACAAAAGCACAGATGGTTGAAATTTTTACAAAGTCGATGGATGCTGTTGAGCAGTATAAAAAAATGAAAGAATTAGATCCTGAAATAGAAAAAACATTAATTGTAAAAAACAAATCACACTCAACCGACATAGTCGGGAAAAATCAATTAAATAAAACAAAAAACAAAAAGATGACAGATAACGAGACAGAACCAGAAAAACCAGAAGAGCCTGCAAAACCTGCAGAACCTACTGGTGAAGAAGGCAATGAATCTACTGATGCTGAACAAAAAGCTATGTTTAAGTCTATATCAGAAGAGATGAAAACCTTGTCAGAGAAATATGCTATTGTTGAAAAAGATAATGTTGCTTTAAAAGAAGCCGTGGGAGAAATCTCAAAGAATCTTGCAAAGATAACTGAGGCTTTAAGTCAACCTGTACATAAATCTCCAGGGATTCAACTTGGTGATGCAGCAAAAAAAGCAAAAGCTGATGCAGAAGGAAAATCTGTTGATCCTTTAAACGCTTGCAATTAAGATGGAAAGAGCTTTTACAGGCATTGTAGATGAAGGAATGGATGCACAAGATGCATACGCAAAATCATTTGCAGGTCTGAAAAACAAGACAAAGTATTGGGACCCAGTTAGTGGAATAGATTTGAGACCTGAGGCAGGTTTCAAAGCTACAACTACAACTCAGGGTGGAGCAGGAACAGCTGGATATGCAATGATTCCTGTTTATCTTTCTCCAATGATCGTAGATCAATCAAGAAAGAGAACTCCATTAGTTGAGTTAATTCCTAGAGTAACAAACTTAGGAATGTACGCTGACTACAACAACATTACTACAAAAGGGGCTGCTGCTGTTGCGACAGAAGATGGAGCCTTACCAGAAACTGATGACACTATGGATAGAACCTCAGTGCCTATCAAATTTCTTTACAGTGTTGGAAGAGTAACAGGACCTGCTCAGGCAGGACAACCTGCATTCGTTTTAGAAGGTTTCCAGGGAACTGGAAGCGGACTTGGCGGAAGTGCTTTTTCAAGTGTTGGTGCACCTAATGCAATGCAATTAAGAGTCTTAACTGCTGCAAGAGCGATAAAGGAATTGGAAGAGAGTTTGATTGTTAATGGTGATGCAAGTACAACTGCAACAGAGTTTTCTGGAATTGTAAAATTACAGGGCACAACAAATGTTGTAGATTTGAATGGTGCAGCATTGACATACGATGATATCGAAACAGCTTGCCAATATTCTTTCGATGACGGAGGAATAATTAAGTTAGCTGTTGGATCAAGCGCTGCTGTTAGAGATGTTAGAAAGATTATATTAGATACTTTCCGATATAGTCCAAGTGATATCCCTGGCGGAGTCTTGCCTTTCGGTGTCCCATCAGCTGTTTTACTTCAAACTATGGTTGGGCCAGTACCACTGATCCCTTCAATGTATTTGAGTAACACATCAGGTGCAAAACAAATATTCTTCCTTGATACAGATTTCATCGAGATGAGAGTTCTACAAGATATGACTTATGAGAGATTAGGTAAAACTAATGATTCAGACAAGTTTTTCTTGAAAATATATGAATGTCTTATCATGAGAAATCCTGCGTTCAATGCATTTATAGATGACATATTGTAAATCCTTTTTGTTATTTTTTAGATTAAATTTTATTTTTTAATTTAAACAGAAAAAATAACACCAGACCACGACGGTTCAGATTGTGGTAATTAAGGAGGAAAAAAATATGACAGCATTAGGAGAAGTAGGAACAGTAACAGAAGTCGCGCCAAACTTAGGTATGAAGGTACTTAGTGTATCATTTCCAGTAACAGCGATTGGTGGAACTGACACAGTTCAAGTTGACTTGAATGATTACGGATGTACAACACTACATGGGATTGAGGTTTATGATGAGACTACAGCAGGAAGCGTAGTTGTCGCAGCAACCCCAACGACAGTAGTAACATCTG